TGGCCTGTTTCTGTCTATGCTGGAATATAAACTGGAGGAACGCGGAAAATATCTGATCAAAGTAAATCGTTATTTCGCATCCAGTAAGATATGCAGTGCATGCGGAAAGAAAAAAGCAGGATTGTCTTTATCTGAAAGGATTTATCGCTGTGAATGTGGAAACAAAATGGATCGTGATGTAAATGCAGCAGTGAACATCATGAATGAGGGAAAAAGAATCTTTACAGAATGTGCATGACAGCACAATAAAAAGTCCGTATCTGGACTTATAAAAATCGCGGGGCACGCGAGGATAGCTTGTAGATACTTGGCTCAGTAGAGCCATTGAGCAAGAAGCCCCCACTTCAAAATCTATGATTTAAGTGGTAGGAGTATGTCACCTTGATTGGTAATTTGGGAACACTTGATTATAGAATTGCAGACAGCAAAGAAATCATTGCATCGTATGAACGGTAGAGAGATTGTTCTACAACTTTCAGTTCTATTGATTTAATAAAAGAAGATATGGAAAGCATTTGTCAGGAATGGCAGATGCTTTTTTTGTGCCCGGAGTGATCCGGGTATTTTTGTGCCTTTTTTTATGGGATTTAGGGGGTGAGCCGTATGGCAGGGAACAGAATCAGGGGGATCACTGTCGAGATTGGCGGCGATACCACGAAATTGCAGACTGCCCTGAAAGGGGTTAATACGGAAATTAGGAATACGTAGAGCCAGCTGAAAGATGTGGAGAAGCTTCTGAAGCTGGATCCGGGGAATACGGAGCTGATCGCGCAGAAGCACAGGCTGCTGGCATAGGCGGTTTCTGAGACCAGGGAAAAGCTGGAGACTTTGAAGACTGCGCAGCAGCAGGCGGATGAGGCACTGCGGAACAGGACGATTTCCCAGGACCAGTATGATGCCCTGCAGAGGGAGATTGTTGAAACGGAGCAGAGACTGCGGAGTCTGGAAGAGCAGGCGAACCAGTCTGCGACTGCCCTGCAGAAGATCGGGGCAACCGGTGAGAAGCTGCAGACAGTTGGAAACAAGATTTCTTCTGTTGGACAGAAGCTGCTTCCGGTGACGGGAGTGGTGACAGGGCTTGAAACGGCGGCGGTGAAAACTGCCGCTGATTTTGACTCTGCGATGAGCAGGGTGGCGGCTGTGTCCGGGGCAACGGGATCTGATTTTGACAGCCTCCGGGATAAGGCCAGGGAGATGGGTGCCAAGACAAAGTTCTCTGCGACTCAGGCGGCGGATGCCATGAACTATATGGCAATGGCCGGATGGAAGACGGAGGATATGCTGTCCGGTATTGAAGGCGTTATGTATCTGGCTGCGGCATCCGGGGAAGACCTTGCAACGACTTCTGATATTGTGACGGATGCGCTCACAGCGTTCGGACTGTCTGCCGGGGATTCCGGGCATTTTGCGGATGTGCTGGCGGCTGCTTCCAGTAATGCCAATACGAATGTGTCCATGATGGGCGAAACGTTCAAGTATTGTGCGCCGGTTGCGGGGGCGCTGGGATTCTCGGTTGAAGATACTGCGGAAGCGATCGGTCTGATGGGGAATGCAGGTATCAAGGCTTCCCAGGCCGGTACTTCCATGCGTTCCATCATGACGAACCTGACCGGGGATGTGAAGCTGTCGGGTGCGGCAATCGGGGATGTGACCATTGCTACCACCAATGCAGACAGATCCATGAGGAGCCTGTCTGCGATCCTGACTGACTGCAGGGTGGCTTTTGGCGGAATGACGGAAGCTGGGAAGGCGAATAACGCGGAGGCTCTGGTTGGAAAGAATGCCATGTCCGGGTTCCTGGCACTGATGAATGCGGCTCCGGAGGATATTGAAAAGGTGTTCGGGGCAGTGAATAACTGTAAGGATGCGGCAAAGAACATGGCGGATACCATGCAGGATAATCTGGAAGGACAGCTGACCATTTTGAAGTCACAGCTTCAGGAGCTGGCGATCTCTTTCGGGGATCTGCTGAATGCCATGCCGGACGGGGTGAAACGTGTAATCATGATCGTTGCACTTCTGGCTGCGGCTCTGGGTCCTGTGCTGATCATTATAGGTAAGACCCTTTCGGCCATTGGAACGATCATGACATGGGCACCGAAGCTTGCCGGTGCGATCAGTGCGGTGAAGGGTGCTTTTGCGGCATTGAGTGCAACGATGATGGCAAATCCGATCGCCATTGTGATCGCTGCCATTGCAGCTTTAGTGGCGGCGTTTATTTATCTCTGGAATACCAATGAGGAGTTCCGGCAGTTCTGGATCAGGCTGTGGAATGAGATTAAGGAAGTAGCTGTCCAGGTATGGACGGCGGTTTCCCAGTTTCTGTTTTCTGCATGGAACGGGATCCGGAATACGGCGGTGGCTGTCTGGAATGGGATCCGAGATTTCTTTTCCGGTCTGTGGGCTGGGATTAAGACACTGTTCACAACGGTTGTCACTGCAATTTCTACTTTCCTTGTGGGAGCGTGGAATGGGATCCGGGCAACGGTTATGGCGGTGTGGAATGCGATTTCAGCATTTTTTGGTTCTGTCTGGAATGGGATTAGGTCTGTTATTACGAATGTGGTGAACGGGATCCGGACGTTTTTGCAGAGTGCATGGAACGGGATCCGCACAGTCATTACTACGGTGATGAATGCGATCCGGACGGTGATCTCTACGGTCTGGAATGGGATCCGGACAATTATTTCTACCGTGCTGAATGGAATCAGGGGTACTGTCAATTCCGTGTGGAACGGAATCAGGAATACTATTTCTTCTGTGGTAAACGGGATTAAGAATACGGTTTCCGGTGCTTTTAATGCCATGTGGTCCGGAATCCGGGGTACGATTTCCGGTATTTATAATACGATCCGGGATGGACTGGGAAATGCAGTGAATTATATTACAAGTCTTGCATCTGCCGGATGGCGGTGGGGCGCGGATATTATCAATGGTATTGTGAATGGAATTCGGAGCTGTATTGGTGCGGTTGCCAATGCAGTAACGGATGTGGCAAACACGATCCGTTCCCATCTGCATTTCTCTGTGCCGGATGAAGGACCTCTGACGGATTTCGAGAGCTGGATGCCGGACTTTATGAGCGGTCTGGCTGAGGGCATTGAGAAGAGCAGGGGCATGGTAAAGGCGGCTGTGAACAGTGTGGCTGCGGATATGGTGATTTCGCCGCAGATGGCTGTGGCAGACTGTGGTGTGATGACCGGTACGGGATCGTCCGGTGGTGCGGATCTGACAGCCGGTATCGTGGCGGCGCTGAAGGAGGTGCTGGGTGATCAGAAAGAACAGCAGGGGGATCTGGTGATTCCGGTTTATCTGGGAAACCAGCTGCTGGATGAGGTGATCGTGACGGCACAGCAGAGAATGAGTCTGAGGAGCGGAGGTAGATAGAATGGCTTTTTTTCAGTATCTTGTGTTTGACGGGGAGAACCTGCCGCTTCCGGATTCTTATGAGGTGGAGCTGGAGGATGTGGAAGCGGATTCCGGCGGTGAGACGGAGGCGGGGACGATACAGAGGGATGTGGTGCGGCATGGTGTGGTGCGGATCCCGGTGTCGTTTTCTGTTACGGCGAAGTGGCTTAAGAAGCTGGCGGGGTATGCGAAGAAGGATAAGATTAGTGTGCAGTATTTTGATGTGGAGACAGCGGAGCTGAAACTGGCAGAGATGTATGTAACGGGGTATAAGGCGAAGCTGAAAAAGGATACCAGTTATAAAGGGCTTTGGACGGTGAGTTTTACGTTGAAGGAGATGTAGGGAGATGGTATAATGGGAGCATCAAATCGGAATTTATTAAGGAGGATATGGATGAAACTGTTTTTATGTTCGCACTTTTCAAGTGTAGGAAGTTTGATAAAAGAAGAAATTGATAACAAGAAAGTCGCATTTATTCCCACAGCTTCGCTGCGTGAAGGCTATACCGGTTATGTCGGCTCGGCTCGAAAGCTATTCAATAAACTGGGAGCAGCCGTAACTGAAATTGATATTTCAACGGAGGCTTATTTAACGATACAGTCTGTTTTTGAAGATGCGGATGTGATATATTTTACTGGTGGAAATTCTTTCTTCCTTATGGACCAGCTCCGTAAAACGGGAACGGATGAGCTATTGAAGAAGGAATTGGAAAAGGGAAAACTGATGATCGGTGAATCGGCAGGTGCGATTATATGCGCTCCAACTATCCAATATATTGAACAAATGGATGAAAAGCCGGAGGACTACTCACAAGAAGATGATGCAGGGCTTGATTTGATTGATTTCTATGTTCTTCCGCATTATCTTACAGCACCATTTAAGAAAGTTACCGAGAAAATAATGACTGAATTTTCGGATTTGAATCTATCCCCAATTAACAACCGTCAGGGAATTGTAATTGATGGTGAAGGTTCAAAGGTTGTTTGCAAAGACTAATTTGAAAGTTCCAGTTTTTGAAACTGGAAAATCGGAAGCTGAGGAGATAGACTATTGAGAACATATGAGAATAAAGACGAACTTAAAAACGAGATAAATAAAAGCTTTGCAAAGTATATTTCAGAATTTAATGATATTCCGGAGCATTTAAAAGATAAGAGAATTGATGAGATCGATCGAACTCCGGCAGAAAATCTTGCTTATCAGGTTGGCTGGACAACTCTTGTTATTAAATGGGAATCAGACGAAAGAAAGGGTATTCCTGTCAAAACTCCT